AGAGATTGATGGGGTTGATGCATTTAAAAGAAAAACAGAGATTACACATATTAGTAAATCTGGTGATGAACTAGAAAAAGAATTAAGAGAGACTATAGAACAACTTAAGGGTAAAATAGTAGAAGGTGAGGTAATAGACGAAGATGATAAGTGAAGCGGATTTAAACTTATTACAAAAGTCTTTACCTAATATGTCAGAAAATGAAAGACGTAAGAGTCTTTCGTTATTAAAAGAATACAAAAAGAATTTAATTAAAACACAGGGGAAGGCAAACTTCTTAGACTTTATTAGACATGTATACCCCGATTATAAAGTAGGAGCACATCATGCAAGACTTGCTAAATTGTTTGAAGAAATTGCAGACGGAAAAAGAAAACGAGTTATTGTCAATATCGCGCCTCGTCACGGAAAATCAGAGCTCATATCATATCTGGCACCGGCTTGGTTTTTGGGTAAACATCCAACAAAAAAAGTTATTATGGCATCTCATACAGCTGACCTTGCAGTTAACTTCGGGCGTAGGGTCCGGAATCTTGTGGGTTCAGAACTTTATAAAGATGTATTCCCCGATATCAGCTTGCAAGCGGATAGTAAATCAGCTTCTCGATGGGGTACGAACTACAATGGTGAATATTTCGCAATCGGTGTTGGCGGTGCTTTGGCTGGTAGGGGTGCCGACTTATTCATTATTGATGACCCACATTCAGAGCAAGATGCAAAGCTGGGCAAATCAGATGTTTTCTTACCAGCTTGGGAATGGTTTCAGTCCGGCCCGCTTCAGCGTCTTATGCCTGGTGGTGCTATTGTTGTTGTAATGACTCGATGGTCTAAATTAGACCTCACAGGACAGATAGTTAACCAGATGGTTAAGAATGATGCAGTAGATGATTGGGAAGTTGTTGAATTTCCAGCAATTTTAGAAGATAAAAAAGGAGAAGAAGTGGCTTTATGGCCTGAGTTTTGGCCTATAGAAGAATTACAAGCTAGACGAGCCGCTATTGATGTAAGATATTGGAACGCTCAGTACCTACAGAACCCAACTTCAGAAGAAGGGGCACTAATAAAGCGAGAATGGTGGAATATATGGGAAGAAGAAGACCCACCTAAGTGTGAATTTACTATAATGACACTAGATGCAGCTCAAGAAGCTAATAATAGAGCCGATTACAATGCATTAACTACCTGGGGCGTATTTTTTAACGAAGAAACAAATAACTACGCTATAATATTACTTAATGCAATTAAAAGACGACTAGAATTTCCAGAATTAAAACAATTATGTATTGAAGAGTACCAAGATTGGGAACCTGATGCATTTATTGTAGAGAAAAAGTCAAATGGTGCTGCAATTTACCAAGAATTTAGAAGAATGGGTATTCCGGTGGGTGAATTTACTCCAGGGAAAGGCCAAGACAAAATAAGTCGGGTAAATGCTGTATCTGATTTGTTTAGCGGGGGTGTAGTATGGGCTCCCGATAGACGATGGGCACATGAAGTAATAGAAGAATGTAATGATTTTCCGTCAGGGGCAAATGATGACTTGGTGGATGCTACAACGTTGGCTTTAGCACGGTTTAGGCAAGGTGGATTTATTCGCTTGCCAAGTGATGAAGAAGATGATATACAGATGTTTAAAAGTCGTAAAAATAAAAGGTTATATGCATTATAATAGAGGAAAAAACTTATGAAGGGTGTTAAACATTATACTAAAGATGGAAAAGAACATAAGGGTTCATCTCATAAGATGAAAGATGGTACATTACACACAAATAAAGCTCACACTAAAACATCAAAAAAATTAGTACATTTTAAAGAATTATCACAAGCAGCACAAAAAAGGGCTAAGGGATAAAATTATGGCAGACGTAGATAAAGGATTATATGAAGCCCCGGTTGGAATAGACGAGGCGGCGATGGAAGAACAGGCTATTGAAATTGAGATAGAAGACCCTGAAAGTGTAACTATAGGTATTGGTGATACTGAAATAATTATTGACCCTGATGCTATGCCTGATGAAGAGTTTAATGCTAATTTAGCTGAAGAACTTTCTGATAAATATATGGTTGAACTCTCAAGTGATTTGCTTGAAGATTTTGGTAATGATGTTAACTCAAGAAAAGACTGGCTAGAAACTTATGTTGATGGTTTAGAACTATTAGGACTTAAGATAGAAGAAAGGTCCGAACCGTGGGAAGGCGCATGCGCTGTTTATCACCCACTACTCTCTGAAGCACTTGTTAAATTCCAAGCTGAAACAATGATGGAAACTTTCCCTGCTGCAGGCCCAGTGAAGACTTCTATTATTGGCAAAGAAACTCCTGAATGTATTGAGGCTGCTCAACGTGTTCAAGAAAATATGAATTTCCAACTTATGGATGAAATGCCAGAGTATAGACCTGAGCATGAAAGAATGTTATGGGGTTTAGGATTAGCAGGTAATGCATTTAAGAAAGTTTATTATGACCCTACACTAGAACGTCAAGTATCTATATTTGTTCCAGCTGAAGATATGGTTGTACCTTACGGTGCTTCTAATTTAGAAACAGCTGAACGCGTAACTCATGTTATGCGTAAGACAGAACAAGAGATTCACACTTTACAACATATGGGGTTCTATCGTGATATAGATTTAGGTGAACCAGATTATGACTTAGATGAAGTAGAGAAAAAGATAGCAGAACAAATGGGATTCGATGCCACTAATGACGATCGCTATAAAATATTAGAAATGAATGTTAACCTTGACTTAGAAGGTTACGAAGATGAAGATGATGATGGTAAAACAGGAATAGCGCTACCTTATATTGTAACCATTGATAAAGGCACACAAGAGATACTATCGGTTCGTCGTAATTGGAAACAAGAAGATAGCCAACAAAAACGCCGTGAACATTTTGTTCATTATGGCTACATTCCAGGATTTGGTTTTTATTGTTTTGGTTTAATTCATTTGATTGGCGGATTCTCTAAATCAGGAACTATGTTACTTCGTCAATTAGTTGATGCAGGTACATTATCAAACTTACCCGGCGGATTTAAAGCTAGAGGTTTACGAATTAAAGGTGATGATACACCAATTGGACCAGCTGAATGGCGAGATGTAGACGCACCATCTGGAACACTCCGTGATAACTTAATGCCATTACCATATAAAGAACCAAGTCAAGTGCTTGCAGGTTTAATGGATAAGATTATTGAAGAAGGTAGACGCTTTGCTTCTGCTTCGGATATGAAAGTATCTGATATGTCAGCTAATTCTCCAGTAGGTTCTACACTTGCAATATTAGAAAGAACATTGAAAGTAATGTCAGCTGTAAATGCACGTATTTATTACTCAATGAAAAAAGAGTTCTTATTACTTAAAAATATTATAGCAGATTATTCGGACCCTAATTATCAGTATGACCCTTCAACAGGAACACCTGGAGCTAAACAATCTGACTACAATAAAGTAAATCTTATTCCTGTAGCTGATCCTAATGCTGCAACAATGGCGCAGAAAGTTGTGCAGTACCAAGCTGTTATGCAGATGGCACAGCAAAATCCAGACATATATGATTTACCTGAATTAAATAAACAAATGTTAGAAGTGTTGGGTGTTAAGAATATAAATAAACTTATACCTGATGAAGATAATGTTAAACAGATAGACCCTGTGTCAGAAAATATGAATATTATTAATGGTAAACCGGTTAAAGCATTTCTTGATCAAGACCATGAAGCTCATATTGCAGTACATATGTCTTTTTCAGAAGACCCTAAAATTAGACAACTTGTAGGGCAAAGCACTAAAGCAGGAATGATTGAAGCAGCAATGGAAGCGCATATTGCAGAACACGTTGCATTCTTATATAGAATAAAAATTGAAGAACAACTTGGTGTACCATTACCTCCTGTTGATGAACCTTTACCTGTAGATGTTGAAAATGAAATTGCTAGACTTTCAGCAGCTGGTGCAGATAAATTATTACAAGCTAATAAAGCTGAAGCCGCACAACAAAAAGCTCAACAACAAGAACAAGACCCAATCATTCAAATGCAAAAAGCAGAACTACAAATTAAACAACAAGAAGCTCAAGTTAAAGCCGAAAAAACTAAAGCCGATATACAACTTGATATAGCTAAACTACAACTAGAAAAAGATAAAGCTACTGTTACTATTCAAAAAGATGTAGCAATAGAACAAGCTAGGATGGAAACGCAGAAAGAAATAGCTGGAGCTCAAATAGGAGCTAAAGCTGAAATGGAGCAAAAACAAATAACTACTAAAGAAGTTTTAGAAGGCGCAAAATTAGGAGCGGCAGCAGTTAATAAACAAAAAGATATTAATCTCCGCGAAAAAGAATCTAAGTTACGTAATAAGACTACTGCTAATAAGCAAAAGTTAAAAGACGAAACTCAGGTAGATGTAACTAAACTTAAGGATGAAACTCAACTAAATATAAAGGAATAAAAAATGGTTAAGGAAACGTTAATGCTTCTATCAACCCAGATAGAGGAAAGACGCAAAGAATTATTAGAAAGTATGGGTAGGGGAACCGATAAATTTGAAGCTTATTTATCAGCGGTAGGAGAAATACGAGGATATATGATTGTTCAAACTATGATTGTCGATGCTATGGCAGCTCATAATAAAGGCGAAGAAGATTTTGATTCTACTCCAACGGATAGTGTGGTGAAAAAATGAATACCACTATTGCTACCCCAGACAAAAAAATAGTCTCTATATCTGGAGACCCAATTAAATCTAAAATTACAACAACCAAAGATGGCAAGAAAGTATCAGGTGATGAAGCTATTGCAAAACTAGCGACTCAACTACCTGATGTTAAAGGCTATCGACTTTTATGTATTGTTCCTGAAGCAGAGGAAACATATGAAGGTGGTATTGTAAAATCTGCTGAAATTAAAAAGATTGAAGAAGGAGCAACTGTATGTTTATTTGTTATGCAGTTAGGTGATTTAGCTTACAAAGATAAAGCTAGATTTCCAGAAGGCCCGTGGTGTAAAGAAGGAGACTTTGTTATTACCCGAGCTTACGCAGGTACTAGAATTAAGATCCACGGAAAAGAGTTTCGGATTATAAATGACGATACTGTAGAAGCAGTGGTCGATGACCCTCGTGGCTACGAACGTGCCTAAAAAAACAGAACGCGTTTTAGAATATAACCGAGAATGGAAACGTAAAAATAAAATAAAGATGTTAGCCCAAAGAAAACTTTATCGCGAAGCTAACAAAGATAAACAAAAAGAATATTATAAAGTATACAGGCTAAATAATTTAGATAAAGAGGTTATAAGAAATAAAGCTTGGGCTTTAAATAATCCTGATAAAAAAAGAGCTAAACACTCTTTAAGAAGAGCAAGAGTTAAAAAAGTAAATGATATTAAAACATTAGCAGATAGGAAACAATTAGTAGATTTATTTAAACAGGCTTTAAAACGTGAAGAAGAAACTGGGTATGGATGGCATGTAGACCATACTATCCCGATAACTAAAGGAGGCAGACATTGCCTCACAAACCTTCAGGTAGTTCCAGCAAGTTGGAATTTATCTAAAGGCAACCGACACGAACGAAAGTTCGTATACGCAACCAAGGAGAACTAGCATGGCAGAAATAATAAATGAATTACCCGATGATGAACTAGACGTTTCAATGGAGGGCGAAGAACTAGAAGTAGATTTAGAAGCAGGTAAAAAAGAAGTAGAAGATAAAGCTAAACCTGAAAAATCTACAGCAGATGTTGAACGAGTAAAACAAAAGCCTAATGTGTCTCCTAAGCAAGAAGAACTATTTGAAGTAGAAGAAGTAGATGACACTCCTCCTGCAGACAGAGGTAAAGATCCGCTGCCAGAGGACATGGTTGAGACTTTAGAAAATGATACTCTAGAAGACTACTCTGAACGCGTTAAGCAAAGAATGGCCCAACTTAAAAAAGTTTGGCATGACGAAAGACGTGCAAAAGAAGCGGCTAGTCGTGAAAGAGAAGAAGCCATTAAATATGCTCAAACTGTAACTGAACAAAACAAAAAACTCAAAACTACTTTAAGTGCAGGTGAAGAAGATTATCTAAAAACTTTAGTAGATGCTTCAGAAAAAGAACTTAATTTAGCTAAACGAGACTATCGTGAAGCTTATGATTCAGGGGATGCAGATAAAATAGTTGAAGCGCAAGCTTTGATGAATAGTGCGCAATATAAATTATCCCAAGCATCAGGGTTGAAACCCCAATTTAATACTTCCCAACTAGAAGAAAATAGTGTAGAGTCAAATAAAACAACTCGCCCTCCTCTACCAAAACCCGATGCTAAAGCTACAGCTTGGCAGGAGAATAATAATTGGTTTGGAAAGGACGAAGAAATGACTAGCCTTGCATTAGGCTTGCATGAAAAATTAGTTAGAAATGGAATAGATCCCACTTCTGAAGAGTATTACCGTCGTATTGATGAGACGATGCAAAAACGATTCCCTGAGAACTTTGAGGGAAACTCGTTGGAACCGGAGAAACCCGCCCAACGCAAACCATCTAATGTAGTAGCACCGGCAACGCGTAGTACCGCGCCTAAAAAAGTACGCTTATCAAAAACACAAGTCGCTTTAGCTAAAAAGCTTAAGTTGACCCCGGAGCATTATGCTAGAGAACTTTTAAAATTGGAGAACGCAAATGGATAAGGCAACAGAAAGTAACACAATAAAAAGAACTGACCGAGAAATGGAAAATAGAGAAAGTAAGGTTAAAGAATGGAAGCCAGCAAGTTCGCTACCAGAATTTAATCAGAAAGCTGGATGGTCTTATAGATGGGTTAGAAGCTCTTTATTGAATGAGCCTGATAACATGAACGTTTCTGCAAAAATGCGTGAAGGCTGGGAACCGGTAAAACATTCGGAACACCCAGAGATTCAATTAGCGGCAGACCCTAATTCACAATACAAAGACGGTATTGAAATTGGTGGTGTGCTATTATGTAAAATCCCTAGAGAACTAATGGAGCAACGTCAAGCTTATGTTGATAAAGCAACAAGGCAACAGACTGAAGCAGTTGATGCGCAATACATGAATCAAAATGATCCACGTATGCCTAAATTTGCTGAAGGTCAAGAGACGGGCAATACCGGAAAGTTTGGTAAGGGAAATAAATAGGAGAAATATCATGGCAGCGACAGCTACCCCTTACGGACTTAGAGCCGTAAATCATCTAGGAGGTACCCCATATGCGGGTTCTACTAGAATGTATCCTATTGCATCGGCGACAGCTATTAACATTTACTACGGTTCAGTGGTTAATGTTTTAGGTACAGGCTTTTTAACTGCAAATTTAACAGTTGGAACAGCAGCAGCACCTTTTGTAGCAGGTACAGTAGGAGTATTTGTAGGATGTACATTCACAGACCCAAATTCGGGTAACATAACATTTAGACAGAACTGGCCAA